CTTTCATATTTTGGTGGTTGATAATGATCATTCCAATGCCGGACATTACCGGCGATGATAAATGAATTGGTAATAACGAGTTGTAAAAATATCATAGATCTGATAACACATATTATATTATCATAATCTTTTGTGGTTTCATCTTGGAAAGATCCTAGAGAATATTTCCAGATCTTCCAAAATTCAGTCATTGAAATCGTTATACACTCCTTCTAACATATCACCCTGCCCTGCTAGTTTTTGTATAAGCAAGGGCACATCTACTTTGTAGACCGAGGCGATCGTACTTGTTTGATTTGATCTATCTGTCATAAGAACATCGATTAGAAAATCACATTCTTTGAGATTCAATTTGTTTCTGAGTTCAATCATCATGATCATCCCATGGATCTGTAAGATTTTGGTTGGCAAAGAATCCTTTATAGATTCCATAACCTGATAGTATTATAGTCAACACTGCTATTGAGATTGGCAGTGTGATAGATGGATCTGCTGTACCGTGTGGAATCATTTGATTGAAAGTCTACGTTTGGGTCTAAAAAAGAACACTTGATTGATTCTATAATCGTCTGAAAAATATCTGTCATTGGCGATGTTCATTCCATGAGGGAATTTCAATCCGTCAAATAAAACTAACCTATTATATTTTGGTGTTAGTGTTTTTATTTTTTCATATTTTTCTTTTTGTCTCCATGGAGCAGAGTGTTCTGGAATCTTATTATAATACATTATTTCACTAGAGTCAATGTTCTGTGAATATAGATTAGTTCCACACTCAGTATCATCTTTATTGAAATAAACAATCCCATTATATCCCTTGTCTACATGTGGCCACCAGATACAATTTTTATAATCATTGAATTCATGCTTGTAAAATCTAGATTGATTTGTTGTGATGTCATGCACTAAAGGTTTTTGAGACGTCAAAGCACATAAGAAATCAATTACTGGTTCTATTCTTTTATCGTATATTTTCAGTCTTCTATCTTCAAACCGGACACCATTGTAAGTAGGATTATCATATTGTTTATGAAGAGGTGCAAGATTTTGAAACAAGTAGTTACTTATTTCATCTGGGTTTTTATAAAAATTATCAATTGTGAAAATTTTAGAATCTTGAAATAATTCAATGTCACATTCTAAGTTATCACTTAGTTCAAACATTAGATTCCTAACAATTTACGTTGACGTTCAAAATACCCATGAAGAATCCATGAACTACTATTCATTTTATCAGTACCACCGATACCAAATTCAAATGATACTCTTGGATTGTTTTTATACTTATCATATTCTGGTGTATTTGTCTTACCTCTATCGCCACCATTACAGAATACGACCTCTGTAGATATCTCTAGACACTTTGCAATAGCACCACAGGCAGAATCATCAGCATCGTCCCATGATATTACAGCATCAACCATGTCTAGATGACGTACAATGTCTGCACGTTCTGTCCAACATTGAAAGTATTGTCCTTTCTTTCTCTTCAACCAAGGATCTCCATTTAGTCCTACAACAAGATAGTTTGAAAGGTCTTTTGCTCTCTTGAAATACTGAAGGTGACCACTATGAATAGGGTCAAATCCTCCAGTAACTAAACTCAGACGATCACAAAACATTAGTTGTAAGTAGAATCAGGTTCTAGTGCTACGAAGTATGTAAGATTATATCCTTGATTATGAAATCTGGCAAGATTTGCTTTAGATATGCTAACGCTATATGAACCTTTGATAAGTTTGATATTTTCAATCTTGAAGTTGAATGAGAACTCATGCTCTGTTGCCCCTACAACGATGCTGTAATCGTTTGAGGTATCATTTCTACGATCACTCACTACAACCTTGACTACACCCGCTTCACCGACCACTGAGAGGTCTGGTAGTTTCAATACGTTGGCAGATCTGATAAGATTTTCTACTTGCATCTTATCCAAAGTGAATGATACTTCTTCACTTGGTAGTGCCATCTCCTTTTCTGGTGGAGATATGATTACATCAGGATCTGAGAAAAAATATTTTGAACGATATGCTTTACCTTCCTTGATAGAAGCATACTGTTCTGTAGTGATGTCGATATCAGGATCGTTGTATAGAACATCTATGGTTGTGATGAACTGTGGTAGATCATAGATTGCAAAATCAGATGGAATCTCTTCATCTATCTCTGCTTCAGCAAGGATATTCTGCATAGGAGAGATGGTTCTTATCTTCTTCCCCTTCTTGAACGACAGAGATTGATTTATCTCTGTGAAGTTCTTTAGGATTGCCTTCGTTTTATCGGATAACTTCATCATAAGTGTAAT